CGTGTCGGGGATATATTTTCTTAAACGACTTTTTATGTTTTATCTTTTGTGGTTCTTTTACCGCCCCAATTTGTTCAAGGTATTTATCATGCTGTTGAAAATTATCAAACACAGGTCTGCACTCATTATCAAGTTTTATATCAGGAAATTTCTGCTTGTGTTCCTCAACCTGTGATGGCATTATGGCCAATGAATCGGAATGAATCTCACTACCATATTCTTTGTTTCCAGTGTTCACTTTTTCTTCACTGTAATCACGAATCATATCTGAGTGACATTCCCCGCACACAGCAGCCCTTGGACGATTCTGTATGCTCTGAAATATGTCAGACCTATTTCCACATTCTGGACAAACAAAAGAGTAAAATGGCATATTACTTAAACAGCTTTTTAAGCCGTTTCTCCGTTTTTGCCTCTAATTGTGCAGCCGCTTTATCTGTGGCTTTATTGCGTTTTTTAATTTCAGTCAGAGCATATTTTCTACGTTTGGGATCATCTAATATACTCTGTGCCCGAATCAAAGTATCAACGTCATATTCTGCATCACGTTGATAGTCTTTTTCTGTTTTCTTTTCTGTCAGTGACATCTACACTCCCCTCCAAGCAGCCTGCGCATCGGCAGCACTTTCTTGTGATTGCTGATTAAACTGTTGTTCCGGCGTTGCTATATTCCCCCCTATCGGTGAACCACCATTTTGCAAAACACCTGCCATATTTAGTTGTCCTTTACCCGGATCTTTCGGCCCTGCGTTGGCAAATGCTTGCATCCGCTGTGTGAAAGTCGGATCATCAAACACTTCCATTAAAACTTCTGCGATACCCAACTCCTCCGCTGTCTGCATCAACGCCCTTGGAACATTAAACTCAATCCCAGCTTGCATCGCAATCTGAGCGGATGTCATCACAGACGGCACAACCTTGCTGTAAAATTCCATAATCAAATGACTTCGCAAAGACGGTTCCATTATGGTCATCGACCGCTTGACAATGGTAAAGGTCAGTTCCGCCCAATCATTCAACCGTTGCTCCGGCGTGAGCCAAACCTGCACTTCTTTATCACCTGTAATCCGTCTTGTTAATGGGGCATTAATCAATGGATCTATATTAATAAACCACGCTTCTTTACGACTAATGTCAGAAGCAACATCGGCAATAATATCACGCATATCTTCAGTAATGATTGACGCATTAGACTGCATAATTTTAACTTCAGTTGCCTTGCCTGTTCTGGCAGACGAACCTTGCCCCGCCATCTGGTCAGGATTACCAGCCATATAGTTAAACCACGATCTTAACTCACCAACCATCTTGTCATTCTGTTGGTTCTGTCCACCAAATGAAACAACCTTAACTGCATCAGGATCATCGGTTGCTTGTGACTCACCATCAGGCGAGTTAATTACAACATCTGCTACGTCACCATATCCGGGCTTATAAAGCACAAGGTCTTTCTGCCGGTCAGCCTGATCCATCAACTTAACAAACATCCGATTAGCAATTTCATTCAGGTCACGCCAGATACCAACTGGAGCTACGGGCAACGGGTTGTCCGGCACTGGTGGTGTTAATGCGCCGATTGTATATGGCCCTTCAGCCGGGCCGTAATAATCTTGAATGTGCAGGAAATCATCAAAACTGGTTTGATAGGGATTCGGAATATAACAGATAGCTTCCGCTTCCGGCACCCACACTTTCACCACATTAACATAATCCTGTAACTCATTAGTTTTTGAATTGTGACTCTTAGCAGTTAAATAACTTGTTCTGTCGTTATCCAAAAACTCATCGGCCAAGGGGATTTGTTTTACAAGTTCCCTGTCCCAGCCCATATCAAATAATTTCTGTCTTGGAACACGAATATTGTGTCCCATAAAAACAGCTTTCTCGAAAGACGTGCAAGTTGGATCAAAAGTAAAATCATCAAGACTAATTAAATCCGTATAAATCTGCCCCGGGTCAACACTGATGTCATCCTCCACCAATGACACCCCGCTGGCGTCCAATGACGTTTCAAGAACAGCAAAACCGAAACACATATTTGTCAAAGCTGCACGTAAAGTGTTTTTCATCTTTCGCTGCTTCTGCGATTTATCCAATCCCAACCCGAGCAATTCAGCTTTTTCACGTTCCGCTAATATCGGAGTAAGAATTTTGTTGACGCCTTCCTTCATTACCAGATTAGGAATCAACGCCCGGATTGCCATAAAAACCAAATTAATTGGATATTCACCAGTCATACCCTCTGGCTTACGGTAATAGTGACCAACGTAATCTTTAACGAACGTAGCCATAGCCCTGCGATAGGACTTCATCCGTTCAAAGCCCTCTTTGACCGCTTGACTAATATCTTGTGCAGATAACTCTAAACTCATCTAAATCAATCTCCGTTATATGTGTTAGAAGAAGTGTCTAAGTCCTTCCCATACACTAATCTATAGCCAACGCGTTCATTTTTATCTCTTGCATAATAAAAAATATTCCCTGCCCAGCGTTCTACCCACAACCAAAATCTAAACTTCATTGAATATTTCATCTAAAATCATACCTCCTGCGCCAGCCTGATTGTTTCAATGATCTTTGCCACGACTCAAATCGACTACCCCATGACCCAAACGGTGCTGTCACCTTCTTTTCTTTTAACTTGGCAACATTTTTGTTGTCTGCTGTCAAAGCATCAGCCATTACGATGTCACCATGTAACAGCATATCAGCCTGTTTCTTATCCTGTAATGTGGCTGGACCAACCCCACCATTTGGATAGTAAATATAATACTTGGCCTGTTCTAACCCCCGCTCATCGTGATTGATGACCTTGCCCTGAAGCAAAGCCCGCTCATATTCACGCAGTAAAAGTTCTTTACTGGTTCGATTAGTCTGAAATCCATACTTATCAGATGTCTTATCTGTCACTGTTCCAACTGAACCGGAACAATAATAATATGGATATAAAAACTCTTTGACGAGCAATCTACCTAATGTCCACCCCGGGCCATTGTTTTCCCATTTAAGGAAAGGTAATCTCCGAGGATTGCTTCCCCCGCACCAGAGGCATAAGGCAGTAACGATTCTGGCAAAACCATGTTCAGGAGTATTTCTACATTTCCACTTCGCAATAATCTCTCCAGTTTGATCGCACTTAATCGAGATAACTGACTCGGAAGCTCCTTGTCCCTTGGATGTATCAATTCCAAATATATAAGTTTTGCTCTGGTCAGGTCGTCCATTAATCAAATCCACCCAAACTTCCAACCTGCCTTCCTTGGCTTCTCTAAATGTAAAACATTTCGTATCTTTATCCCGGATCAATCGTGGAAGCATGTCATCTGCAACACCCTTCTTAAAATCAATCTCAAACCGCTTCATCGGAGGTCTGGCAAACATGGCAATGTGTGTATCAAGATTCTGTAAGTCAAAGAATGTGTCACCAGCTTCTAAATCTTCGGCATACAGTTCTTGAGCCAGTTCTTTTGTACTTCTTCGCTTTTCCTCATGTTGTGCATAAATTGACGAGATATAATATCGTTTAGTCGTTTGGTCTTGTAAGACAAACCGACCTTTGCCCATTGTCGGATGATCCCAGAACATCAACGAGAATGTATCAATCAACCCCGATTGTTTCCATTGTGAATATGATGTCCCTGCCCCTGCTGCCGTACTATTAACAATTCGACAAGGTGCCACATCCGCCGTTGCTGTCCTAATCTCGTCCCCGTTTTCAACTTTAGCAAACTCGTCCAACAACAGAATTGCACATCGGTCAGCCGATAACGCGTGTTTTGTTGTTGATTCGCCAGCAATCGTGCTACCATTCAATTCATTATACAACCGCATAGCTGTTCGATTACGTTTACCACGCTGTAATACCCCCGGAGGACACATCCACGATGGAAGCCAAGCATTGATATAATCGTGCTTGTAAAACAAACTCTTGGCGATTGGGCTGTCAACGTAAACCTCAGATCGTGACATTTCACGAATCTCAGTACCCGGCCTAAATAACCATTTGTGATGATTAAAATAAACGCAGCACCACGATGCCCCCATCCTACGTGACTTGTTCACCAACCCATCTTTACTGTTTTCAAACCTGTCATCAAACCAACCGAACAATTCATCCTGCCGCTCAAAGGTAATAAACGGGTGATGTGCTTCCTGTGCCATCACAAAACGGTTTTGATCCGGGTCAAACTCCCACTCCCACTTTGTCCAGCAACATAAATTAATCCAGTAAAGGACACTCTGTTTACAAGCTGCTAATATATCTTTTTGCAAAACAGGATCATTTTGTGCTTGTTTAAGTGTCTTTTCCCGCCACTCCCTATTCTCACCTTCCCACTTAGGAATAAGCAACCCAGTCTTGGGGCATTTCCAATATCTGCGCCCGGAAGGAAACGGCTCAGGCAGCTTAGGATGCTCAGCAACACCTTTGCCAATCAACTGTTGTCCTCTCCAATTTCTCTGGCGATCCTGTTAAGTCTATTCTTGTTTGCCTGTGATATTCTTTCCGGGATGGTTTTCTCATCCTTGTCCAATGCTTCCTGCACTGTCCCTGCTCTGCCATCAGCACGCTCAATAACCAATTTACGATAGTCTAATTGCATCTTGGGATCGAGTTCATCGTCCATCGCCATTCGCACCATATCACGAGCTATCTTCTCTCCCTTACTGACAAGTTTCTGCTTAACCTCATCAGGACCAACAGCAACCGAAACAAGTTCAGTCTTTTCCTGCAAAACAGTGCGGAGATACTTGCTTATAATCAGACCTGCCCTGATGCGTTCGCCACGTTCGAGCATGTCTTTATCTTCTTTACTTTTTGCCATATTCCTCTAACGCCTCTCGGATATGTGTCACTGATTCACATATCACAATACTATCTGTGCTAATCACACCAACACAGATACCGATTATCTGCCAATCAGCGTTAAATAGTGGCCCTCCGCTGTTCCCAAACCAACCCGTTGCATCAACCACAATGGTGTCTTCCCAAATATAAAAATCAACACCCAAGCAAGTTACGACTCCCTTGCTGACATTCGGAAACAAAGTCATGTAACTTGGGGCACCAACAAGATAAATTTCATCAAGTAAATCGGGCATGTTACCTAACGACAAACAAGGTAACACCCCATCAATGCGCAAAAATCCAACGTCATATTCATCGGAACACCAAGAATCAATAACGGCATATTCTTCACCGCTTGAATCAACTACATACAAATCATTGGAATCAATACAATGCTTAGCTGTCAGAATCAAATCAGGAGCAACTGCAACACCCGAACCATGTCCATAACCATCAGTGACAATCACGCAGGCATCAAGCACGGAAACATCAAAAACAGCTTCATGCTGCAAATCCGTTATATCCCGTTTATTCGTTCCAACCCCTATAACCAACATAGCCAGTATAATCATTATAAATATTTTAATCTTCATTAGTTGAGTTTCCTCATGTGTGCATAGCCAGCAGTATCGGACTCAAAATATAATGTTTCGCAGCCGCGCGGAATCTTGATGATAATCGTATTGCCAGCAGTACAAATCCACTCCCGGTTGGCCGCTGTAGATGTTACCCCGGTGATGCTAAACAAAAACGTCCCGTCACCCACCGCAACGGTAACGGCGTAGCGTGCGCCAGCAGTTACAGCCTGTGTATAATCATTCCCCGCTGCTACTGCATTAAGTTCTAATCCACTCGCTGCCACCGGGTCACAATTGATAGCCCCCGGGCAAGCTCTGTTACCTGCATTATCTGAAATAAATGTGTCCATTATCTCTCCTCATTA